AAGCACTACAGATCATTGCAAGCTTCATAACATGGTTGGCCCGACGCTCAAGATAACCGGCAAACCTTGGGTCACGGAAGGGTGGGTTAGCCTCCTGCCATGTGTACCACTCAACCCAGCGATCAAGAAAACATTCAGTAGTTTTGAACTGTCCGTTGAGCATATGGATTCGGGCCAGGTCATATTTAAGGTCTTCATAGATTTGTTTTTCCTCTGCCGAGAACGCAGGATATGGGCAGACCTTACCCTTGTTTTCCTCATAAATGAAGATCATCCTTGAGGTCAGTCCACCTCCGATAGCGTCTAGTGACATGGTAGATCGGATCAAGTCTGGGGTCGTAGCTCCAAAGATATTCACAAACACGCCAATTATTTCGTCTGTTCCCATGTTCTTTGTCCGGTAAGTCCACTGGTTTCGACAATCGTACCAGTCCGTTAGGTCGCTCATCAGTTGGTGGTTTTGGTAGCCCAGAAAAACGGTTAGCTCTTGTGACCACACGGTTAGCGATGAGTGAAAGAACATCTTTCCTCCGTCGGTTATCAAAGTATCGTTCGAGTTCTTCAATTCTCGAATCAAGGCTTCCCGTGTGATTGCTTCCGCTGCCATCTTTATCTGCAACTCGTCTAGCATCGGCTTCATCAGATTCATAGCCGTCCCCTTTCGAGCAGCCGGTGGGCCGACAAGTACAATATACATGTTCGGATAAAAGGTCAATGTGCCCCAACCAAGCTGACACTTCCGCTGAAGAACGGATGCAATAGCTGCGATAGCTGTCCACAGATGATAGTTTTTTGATGGTTCTGTGTTGCTTACACACTTCACGTAACCCTCTATCCAATCCTTTACTTTTCTTGACATTATTTTTTCTCCGCATCAATCAGCTCCCTTAATAACAGTTTAAATTCTTCTGGATTTACTTTATTAATAAACTCTGATAGGTTACCCTGTCCCCAGAATGGTCTCCTAATACGTAATACATTTTTAATTCCTATTTCTTTTATGTCTGCCATATTAATAGCAAATGGATCAATTATTAAAATATCTCTTTCTTTATCCATTTTTAGTACTTCATAGAAATTTATATGTTCTTTATTCATTTGTTAGTTCCTCCAGTTTCTCAGTAAGTTTTTCGATAGATGGAAAATTCTTGCTTTTAATCTCGACACAGTCTTGTTTTGAAAATGTCTTTGTCATAATACTTATGTCAGCGGGAATGGTGAACTCCCGGCCGTCCGGTGTTTTAAGTGGAATTTCAAGTTGTTCTTTGACGAGCTTAAGAACCTCAGCATGAACGGTCAGGGGCACACTTCGTGGAATCTGAAAGACAATCTCATCGTGTTTTTGAAGAAGCAATTCAACAGATTTAAACCTCTCGTCCTGGTTGTAATAGATGAAGTTTAAACCACGTTCATTTATGACATCTCCCACAGTTCCTTGTGGAATACAGCTATAGGCTTCTTTAAACAACTTGTCTCCCCAGCGATCCATGAACAGAGTATTCCGGCCCATTAAGTTCGTCACGACACGGCCATTAACCAGCATGTTCCGCACCAGTGTGTGGTAACCGTTACGAACACCAGGATAAGCCTTGTGGTAACGTTCAACAATGAAGCTTGCCTGAGGCTCTGTCATCTGGTAGAGTAGAGCAAAGTTTCTATAACCCAAATCATAGTTCAGACCATGATTAGCTTTCTTTCCCCAGAATCTTTCATCGTGTGTTCCATCACCAAGAGTGCAGGTTCCTTCTTTAGTTGTAATTTCTTCAATGGGTTTCTGGAAAATCAAACTAGCCGTCAACTTATGAACGTCAAGACCAGTTTCAAAAGCATTAATCATTGGTGAGATGTTTCCCACGTAAGCCACAATACGATTTTCAGCCTGGCTCAAGTCAACTGCATAACCAATATAGCCAGGGTCAACAAGGAAGAATTTAAGCAAACTGTGTGGAATGTTCTGCAGGTTCATGCCTGTGCCAAAGATATTCTCGCTCGAAGAGATTCGGGAGAACTTTGTTCCGGCCGGGTTGAATGAACTGCGGACACGATTGTCTTCGTCAATCTTAATTAGCTTTCCATCTACGATTGGCAGGTAAGTTCCCATCAGTTTGCGGATTTTACGGATTTTCTGGACAACCTCAGCTTCTTTAACACCCTTACGGGCCAACCGAGTCATTGCAATATCATCAGTAGTTGGGCGACTAGTCTTACGGCTTACATAAGCCTTGTGGCCCAGCGAACCATAAAAGTAAGTTTGAAGTTGCTTCGGTGAGTTTGCATTAAGCTCCTGGCCAGCAAGACTGTTCAGTTCTTTCTGAACCATAATAAGATCTTTTTCCATCTGAAGATTCTCGCTAATCATTCCAGCGGTGTCAATAAGTATTCCACGCTCCTGCATGTAAACAAGGGGCGGAACAATGTCTCGTTGACGTTCATACGTGGCTCGGTTCTTCTGTTGCTTAAGCCTCATTTTTTGTTTGGGAAAAGATTCGGCACACATAAGCGAATCAGTGGCATTGTAAGACCAGAGTTGTGGCCATCCGCCCCCGCCAAAATACTTCTTTCATTCGTCTTTATAGTAGAAGTGATCTGTCCAAACACTGGTAATGAAGTCCAGACCCATTGGATAATCTGGCATGATTATCTTCTGGGCAATCATAGTGTCTTCGAGATTCACAGCCTTAATCCCATACCGGCGAAGCAAGAAGTGTGTGTCAAAGCCAACGTTCTGGCCAGCCTTCTTAATGTTTGGATTCTCAAGAATCTCAGCCACTTGTTTCATAACGTCAAGCTCTTGGTCAGGCGAGAAATAATTCCCTCCACCATCCACAAAGGGAATAGAAATAGCTTCATTGTCACAGAAGGCAAATGAAATGCACGAGACTTCCTCATTGTAGATTTCAATATCAAAATAAATAATAGTTCTTTTTAATCCCTCAGTCCAGCACTTAACCAGGTAACTCATTGAATCATTATAGCTTGGCTTAATTATTAAGTTTCTGGCCTTCCGCCCGAACTTATTCTTTGCAATACTCATAGCTCGCCGAAGGTCAAATTGAATCAAGAACTTGTTAAGGTATTGGTTCTTCGGTGGAATCACAGTTGATGGACTGAGGCATGGAATCACCCACTTTCCAGGCAGCTCGGGGCAATCAAGAACTGAGCCACGCCATTTAGCTGTGGAAACTTTTGAAGTTAAAATGGCGGTAGCATAATTTCCACAAGCAACAATGGTGGTAGTTTTAAGCCCGTTAAGTTCTTTCATAAGCATCTTACGATAGGCCAAGCCCTGCTCATTAAAGGTCATTGTTTTAAGATTCAAATAGTTGCTGATTGGTTGGTCAAGGTCTTTGGCAAACATAGTCAAATAGCAATCCTGCCGCATTAAACCTACGGCCTGGAGATTCTCATTAAGCTCCCGTCCTTCAGGCCCAACAAACAATCTTCCGCTTTGAATCTCAGTTCGACCCGGTTGGTTTCCTACGATTGCAATCTTTGCAGTCTCAGGATTACCCTCGGGTCTTACGAAGGTTTTTGGTTTCATAAATCTCCCATTTAGTGTTAGGGGTTATTTTATCCTCTGGATAAGCTTCTATTATTGAAATAAGCTTACACATATAATCTACATTTGGATTCTCATCATACACTTTTTTAAGTCTCATATAAATCCAAGTTAGAAATTCTTTGTCTCTCATTTTATCCATCCAGTTCGTTTCAGTTCATAGAAACACTTCATTGTAGCCCTAATGTCGAACATAGCGTCATGTGCACCGACGAAGTTCTCGCCAAACAAGTGATTATGGAGTTCCTGGAGTTTAGGCCACTTATAACTTCCCCAGTTAGTCTTCAGTCTACAAAGATTTGTTGTTCCAAGCATAGTACAGAATTTATCTGTGTTAACAAAGTCATCTTCACATGATCCTGTTCGATAAAGAAGTCCACGCATAATAGGATAGTCAAAATTAATATTATGTGAGATGATTAGATCAGCCTTTTGGACAAGATTAACGAAAGTTTTAGCCACAACTGCCTCAGAAATTCCTGCCCTTCTCGCAAGTTCAGTGGAAATATTATGAACTTTCTGTGCTCCATGTGCAATAGTTCGATCTTCGGGTCGAATGATCACGTTAAATTCAGCGTATGCAATACCATCTTCAGCAAGAATCGCCCCAAGTTGAACAACCCAAGGGAAATTTTTTAGTGTAAAGTCTGGCTTTTTGAAGTCAAACAAATCAGACGTCTCGGTGTCGAAGAATAGTTCCATCAGTTAGTCTCCTTTTTTGGCATAACATCTATTTTAATGCAAAGGCCTCTTTTATTTATTTCCCTGTTTAATAACCCAAAAACAGTTACTGGAAAATCCTTTACTTGACTCTCCAGTAATGGATATTTCTCGTCATTCTCATCCAATAAATTAATAGGGCCAAAAATAGGACTATTTATTTTCTCCACACTTCACCTCCTCATTTAAATAGTTACGAATTTTAAGTGAACTTTGGCTGACTAGGAACTTTGATTGCTCGTCATACCAATCATCAACGTCCGTGCAGACGAGCTCCACAATTCCTGCATTGATTATTTTCTTTAAGCAGTTTGAACACGGAATTCCACACGACATAAACATAGTTGTTCCGAGTGTTGAGACTCCAATCCGTGCAGCATTAACAATAGCATTTTCCTCGGCATGAGAAGCTATGCAAATCTCTAGGCCCTGGCCCGTTTTAAATCCGCAGGCTTGGCGTGGGCAAAGGAATCGTTTTTCTACTAGAATGGCCGGAAGCGAATCGTCCACAAGGATTCTTTCTGGCCCACAGTGCGGAATACCTCGAGGAGGTCCGTTGAAGCCAGTGGAAACAATGGTCTTATCTCGAACGATCACGACACCAATCTGTCGACTTAAACAGGTTGACCAAACAGCAATAGTTTGGCAAAGCATATAAAAATTACTATCCCATTTATTCATCTTTAGTTCCTTTCACTTTACCTGAGCTAAGGGCTTTAGCCAGTTCAGGAGAAAGTTTATTCTTAGATTTAGTTTCAGCTTTAGGCTCAGCTTTTTCTGGCTCCCTATCAGATTTAAATTCAGCTAGGCCCTCTGGTTCCTGACTCTTTATTATCCTGATAATATTCTCAATGTTTTCAACTACGTCAATCAAGTCCTTAAGAACCTCTTTAATCTTCAGATGCTGAGACTGGCTAGAAGATTTAATCTTCAATGCTTCCTTGCGAATTTCTTTTAGGGTTTTCATATCAGGTCCTCCTCTTTAAGCAATGCTTTCAACAACACCATGTAGTTAATGATATCACCGATCTTTTCTTCCCACTCACCGGCCGGAATCTCGAAGCCATGCTCATGAGCGTAGACGAAGTCACTTAGGGCGACCAGGTGCTTATCAACCATTCCTTTCAGGGAGCCGATCGGTGTCTTGCGGCTCAGTAGTGCGGCTTGTTTAAAGTTGTCCAGTCGATCCTCTTTGTTTGCATAAACAGCAGCCTTGGTGGAAAGAACTTCGGTTGCGTTCTTAAATATTTCTTTTACTAATAAGTTGAAAACTTGTGGTTTCATTTTGGTTCTCCTTTTTTAGTTGTTTACAAATATTACTTCTTACAATATCTTGAGCTTCTTTAGAATATTCAGGATCATTACCAAAGAAATTTGTTAGGTATTGCATCTTTTCCATTAAAGTAAAAGCTGCTTCTGATGAATGGATTTGAGCCTCCATAATTTCTACCTGTCTTTTAGTATCCATTGTTCTCCTTCTGCAATATTATTGCAATAGCATGTTAGATAATTTAGTTACATACGCCTCTTTGTGTTCAATTCCCAGGTCAGTTCCAAAGGCAGACATCTTGCTTTCAAACGCAGCAAGAATTGTATTCCCGCTTCCAAGAAATGGAACAAGAATTCGTGAACCTTCGATTGTAAAGGTCGTCAAAATATCCTTCATCAGCTCGACCGGTCGTTCAGTTGAGTGGATTTTCAGTGTTGGTGAGACTGGCTTATAACCGAAGACATTTGACCGGCCCTGGCGAATAATCTTCGGGTCACCCTTCTTAGCATAAAAGAACATTTCATAAGCATTTGCTAGGTGACGCATTGGATTCATTGTTTGGCCAGAAGTCCTTTCAATTAAACCCTCAGTGACTTCGCCCTTAACCCACAAACAAGGCATACCACGAACAACGAACTTGGCTTTACGGAGAAGGTCTAAGACTGACTGAAACCAGGGTTCAGGCCCGAACCAGCAAATCAGAAAGCTGTCTTGGGCCATCACACGATAACATTCAGTAAAGGTCCTGGCTAAAAAGTCTACGTATTCGCTCTGGTCAATCTCATTATAGCCTTCTTCAGAATAACTAAAACTGCCAGAGCCTTGACGCTTTTTGAGCTTTCCAAGATCTATCCCATAAGGCGGATCAATCTCAACCAAGTTGATTGAGCCATCAGGAATCTGTTTAACCACGGTAAAAAAATCTCCATGAATAAAACTGTCCGCAAGCTTCTTGATCTGACGATCCTTATGGCTACTGCCGATTTCTTTGTCAAAACGTTTAACAGCTTCCTGCCGGACAATCATCTTACCAATACTGTCCCTTAGCTTCATGGCTTCACTGCGGTTTTTAAGGTTCTTCCAATCAATCTCAGGAAACTTATCCATAGTCTCGGCCAGTTCGAGGTCTTGGCGAAGCTTTTCACGACTGACGCCTATCATCTCAGCAACTTCAGTTCGGCTAACTCCCAGAGCATCCGGGCTTGTTGAGACCTTCCGACCGTGAATAGTTTCTTGAAGAATCAAGATGTCTCGTTCAAGATTAGCCTCTTCATAATAAGTTAAATCTTCCCGCTGAATGTTCTCCATCAGCTCGATAGATTTAACCTCAAGCTCCGTTAGGTTTGACGGGTAAATTTTACAGTCAACATTCAAGACGTTTAACACTCGACAGGCAGCCAACCGGCGACCTCCGGCCAGCAAGAGAAAACCACTAGGTTCGAGGGCCATTACTGCAATCGGGTGAATCAAACCACGGGTTTTAATGTCCTCGGCTAATGCTTCGATGTTCCGGTATTCCTTTCGGGCCCGCTCTCCTGGGTCAATCAGCTCTAATAGGACTGTTTCAAGTTTACAACTGTTTAGTTTATTTGTGTCCATCTTCCAGACTCTCCCTTAAAAGTTTTAACAGCATTTCCTTACTTACAACATCAAGTGGGTTGGTTTTAGCCTTAGGTTTCTTGTTCGCTCTATCCATCCGGAGGGTGAACTTCGTGATCTTCTTAACTAGCCGGCTTTGACGGATTCTGCGAATTACATCGAAGGCCTCAAGGTGGCTTAGTTTAGTTATAGAAATGTTTAGGTCGTTTATTGTAGCCACTTTAATCCTCCAGCTTATTTAGCCTACAAACTTCTTTAAGCGAAATGCTTCGTTCGATAAGTAGGCCGATTACCGGCCCAACACCGTGTTTTTCAAACAACGCCAATAGGTCGTCAATCACCACGCCAAAGATGGCCTTTCTCATACCATGATCGAGGTATTTAATTAGCTTCTGGTTTTGTTCTTCAGTGATGTCAACGGACAGGCGTGGACGATAACTCTTTGCCATGTTTATTCTCCTTCTAACTTTGAATGCCAATCTCACCGACGATAAATGGGTGAGTGCATGAGGCATTATAGTAATAATAAACTTTTTTCCCATCTTTTTTTGTTTCTTGAGATCTTCCTGGATAAAAACAATGGCAATCTTTTCTGCATTTTGTAAGAATAATTGAACAGAATTTACTCTCCATATCTTCCACACCTTTTTTGATTGCCTCTTCTGCTTTGATAAGAGTATCTATAATAGCCATAATTTACTTCCTTTCTTTATTGTTTAACCCTTCTGCAATAAAATTGCGCTAGGGTGATTTAAAATGCGGGGCAGGGATTTGTCACGTTTACGTGAAGAGTCACCCTGCAATATCAGTTCATGTTTTGGGGCTACTGACAGCCTATAGGTTGCGAACCTATACAGATGCAATACTATTCCGCCACCCGCATTTTGGTTAACTGTTACTGACCACGAACATACTTACGAATCTTATTCGTGGGATTTCCGTCTTTGTCCTTCCCAACACCCAGAATTGCCCAGCCAGTCTTGCCAACAATATCTGCCTTGATGTCCAGCTGACCACTAAAGTCAATGTCAAAAGCTTCGCTGAAACTCTGAAGGTTTAAAATTGCTGAGTTCTTTTCCTTTGGACTCATCTCACCTTGTGGAAGCGGCATGTAGTCTCCGAATTCCACGCTGTAGGGGTCTTCAGGAATTTCGAAAAACGGCATTACGAAGGCGTTACCATTCTTATCGTTGTTTTTCATAAAACTGATGATTCGAAGTTCTGCTTCTTCTCCATCAGGATGAACAGTTGGTTCAAATGTTTCACTCATGTCAATACCACTTAGATCAATAAATTCTTCGCCCATGTTAATTCTCCTCGTTTTTTGGTTTAAATAAAGGTTTGTCAGTTGTTGGTAAACCGCATTTCTTTAACATACTTTTAATGTCTGGCTTCTCATAGGTGGCCAGTAGACCTTTTCCTGCCATTCTTGAACGGGCCAAATACTTGCCATTAGACTGTGTAAGAATTCGGTACTCCACTCCAGAACTCGTACTCTTAGGATCCATAATATAAATCTCATCGAAAAGCAGTGGAATTGTTATAGCTGCCTTACCAGTGACCATATAACGATAAGACATACTCCCAGAAACTTCATCCTTATTCCCCTCAAGATGCCCGGTCAGAATAAAATCACATGGAAGCTTCATAAGGATTCTGATCCAGTTCTGGATTTTAATTTTCTGTGGGATGTAATCCTTCGCCCACCTGGGAGGCTGTCCAGCGATTCCTTCAGACCTAAGAATCTGATTCATAATAGAATCTGTCCACGTTGTTGAACTGTCCAAACAGTAAGTTCCAAAATGGTTAAAGTAACCGCTTCGAATTCTTTCTTTCATTACCTTTTCCCAGTCATGAAAAACTGTTGGGTTCTCTGGATCTTCCTGCTCCCAACGAATGTCAGGTACAAGTTCTCCTTTCTTTATTAAGGATTTTAAGTTATTTGTTCCACCAGGGTCAAAGCAATCCAGGTGAATCGGTTTGCGGGCTGTGTGCAGAATGAAGCTCTTGCCAGTTCCAGATTCACCGAGCAATAGAAAGTTTAAGCTCTCACTTTGTGGCGTCTCCTTGTACATGGTTTGAAGTGCTTCAACACTTGCTTGCACGGCCAGAAAGCTATTATCTGTTTCTATTTCGTGGGTCATTTAATTCTCCCTCCTTTTGAGTCATCTCATCTATTTCTTCATAGTTACTTAATCTTAATTTAAGATTTAGTATTTGATCTTCTAGAACCATTGTTTTTTCAAGTAGATAAAGGATAGCTTCAAGTTCTGTCATGTTTGTTCTCCTTATTTGGACATACTTCTTCTAAACAATCACTTTCTTTATGTGCGGTATAATTACACATAAGATATTCATCAATTAATTCTACAAAAGGGCAGAAGTCTGAATCTATAATTAAATTCCAAGGCATATTAGTCCTCCTTTTCAATATAGTAATCATTTACACAA